CAATAATAAATTCATACTGAATACTTCCGTTTATATTTATTTTACAAACCATATTTCTAGAATAATTAGAAGTATAAAAATTGACTCCATCTGTAACAATATTATAAAATCCATCGTCGAGGCTCATTATATAGTGTCTATTTTTTTCGGTGGAGTAAGCTTTTGAATGACATGTTTTTCATAAATAAAGCAACATTCATGTTTCTCTGGCAACTGATGCTTTACGCAAAAGTTTTTTTCACATTTACACGTGATAAGAATCACTACTTTCTTTTTACAATGAAAACAAGTCATTTTAACTATTTTAACTATTTTTTTTATTTTATAACTCCTCAATTTTTTTTTCTTTTCGTGTAAGAATCACATCGTCTCCTTCGAAGAGCTCTTTTCGAATGTCTTCTAGAGAGGCGTTCACTCCTAAGTTCTTTTCTTGAGTGTTCATGTTCTTGATGGAGACAAGTTCTCCCTTTTCATTAATGGTTTGAGTAAGACGATTGTTTGTTTGTTTTGCCTTCTCTACATTTTCTTGAATGGCCTTTAGTTTACTTTCCTTGACACGCTTCTCAAATTCCATCTTCGCATTGTCTTCATTCTTCTTCTTCTCATGCATGAGCTCGTTTAATTCTTTCTCTAGATACTGGACATTACCCGTCTTGTAAGCTTCCGGATGAAAAGGAACCCATAGACCTACGGGTCCAACATAGACATCATGATTTGGGTCTACTTCACGAATCATTTTACAACGAAGTTCTGCCTCGGATTGAGTTGGAAATACACCACGAACCTTAATGCCTCGGACAGAAGTTTGAAAAGAATGCTCCTTGTTATACATCTCGGATAATTCCGTTTCGCGATTGTCCATGAACGTTTTGTAATCACCCTCTACGCTTTTATGGAGTCCTTCTTGTTCTGTCTTTAGAAATGAAGCATACTCATCCATAATCTCTTCTGTCTTGATGTTGTATTTAAAAGAGACAAAGTTAAGAAATGTGTTAAACTTCTCCATCGACTTAGTAAATTCGTATGTCTTCAGATACTCAGAGAAAAAGAATCTCTCTTTATTTTGAATCTCATTCTCTGGAGAAATAAAAGATAAACATACAAATTTCTGTTCGGCAATCGGTTTATCTTCATCAAGCAAATCAACTAATTTGGACATTTCATAGTTAACGACTCTTTTATTTATATAATTTTCTTCTCTTATTATATAATGGATTTCAAAACAAAGGAAATCATGAAACGCGTCATTAAATATTTTGTAGAAGCTATCCTTGTGGCAATCGCATGTTATGCTATTCCTAAAAAGAGACTAGACATGGAAGAGATTGCTATGATTGCTCTAGTTGCTGCTGCAACCTTTAGCATTTTAGATACGTATCTTCCTTGTATGACCATGGTTTAAAAATTAACCAGTTCTTTTTCTACAATATGAAATTCAGGTATATCGGATAATCTACAACTTAAGACATCTTCTTTGTATTTATCTTCCCTTTCTTCATACACCTGATTCGTTTTTATTATTTTTGTTTTTTTCATCGATAATAAAAAATCAGGGTCTAATTTAAATTTTCTATCATCACCCATAAGATTTTCTATGACAAATTTTTTAAAATTTGGACAAGACGCCCATACTCCTTCTCCAATCTTTGCGCTTATTCGCAACAAAGACCAAGAGGGACACCTTGCCGCAATGACTTTAAAAAAGACATCTTCCTCTATTTCTTTTTCATCTTTTTTTACAGGAGGGTCTTTTATATACAAAGGCGTCTTTTTAAGTTTTTCCTGAAGAATCATTTCTTGACTAAGGTAATGCGGCCATTTTGCGGATGTTCCTCTAGGGCTATTCAAACCACTAAGCTTAAATACGTGTTCATCGGTTCCTACTCCAAAACACGGAAGCCATGTTTCTTTTAACCATGGATATTCAGCATTTGTGTTAGAAGTTGCGGTTGTTTGATAAAACGGAAGATGGTCTCTTAAAAAAACTCTTCTTTTTCCATCGTATTCGCTGGTGATATCTAGAAGTTTTCCAAAATGAACCACGACCAGATTTCTAGGCTCGTAGGTGTTACGTTTAGAACCCTCGATGATTCCAGATTTTTTAGAAAGAGAATAGCGTTCGGGCAAATCTCTATTTGACGCTCTATTTGATTCTCTATTTGATTCTCTATTCGACGCTCTATTTGATTCTCTATTCGACGCACTATTTGGACTTTGTTTCGGTAACTTCTTTAAAGATTTTCTCTTTTTCTTTGACTTTCTTCTTGACCCATTATGTGTTCTTTTCATCTATATTAAATGGTTGGAATAAAATCCCAGTCTAATTCTTTACAGATTTTCTTCCAGATTTCATCTTGCTCTACTTTCTTTTGGTCCTTTAACATCGGAAAAAACTCCAAATACTGATTCTCTCCAAGTAGTTCACACAGCTTGTATAGAGTATAATAATAATTCAAGAAATTTACACGGTCATCTGGACAATATTTCGCATAGGGTCTCTGAATGTCCATAAAAAGATTACATAAGGTCTCTTCCAACTTGGGACTCATCACGGGCGGCTTAATACCCAATTTATCTTTGATAAAAGGAATGTGTTCATAATATTTGTTAAATCCTAGCTTTTTCAAGATTTCTTTTGTCTTTTTGTTGTTCAGTTCGCTAGGATGTATTCTTTCTTTTTTCACTTGATTCATAATGGTTGTAATAATCTCTGGAGGAATATCCGTAGATTCTTTTGCCTGAAACTGAGACAAAATCTCCCGAAAATGATTAATTCTTTTGTAAGCATAAAAAGAAACTTCTTTTGGAGGCTCTTTATAAGAAGGTTTATCGTTGTCCACCAAGAATTTATGATTCGTAAAACAATGATTACAAATGATAATACCTTCATGATTTACTTTGATAAGCTCACCTATAGAACAATTTTCACAAACAGCCTTATTGTAAGAATAACATTTTAGGTTGATAGATTCAAAACAATTTTTTTCCATGTATGTTTTTACACAATCATTCATGGTGTCTACTGGAATATCACTCTTGTCTTTCACATTGAAGAACGTATTGATTTTTTTCTTTTGGTTCATATTTTTGTCAATATCTTGTTTTGTCTCAAAGTATTCGAACAAAGATTTAGCATTTTCCAAATAATATTTGTTAATGTCTTCAGAAATAATGTCCTTTTTTCGTTTAAATGTTTTTATTTGAGTGTCTATGCTTTCACTGTTTTGTTCAGTTCTCTTTTTTTCAAGTTCTTCTATTTTGTTATTTAATTTAGGAATAATTACAGTCTTCTTATTGTAAAAATCTTTAAGTTTTTTATGATATAACTTGTCGAGTGTTTCATCGTATTTTAAGTTCATTTATAGAATACTAGGAATAGGTGTTTATTTAATTTTATGCTTTATTTAGTAAAATTGTAATTTTTTTTTCTTTTGCTATTCTATAAAATGGGAGGTGGTTTGATGCAATTAGTAGCTTATGGTGCTCAAGATGTTTACCTTACGGGTAATCCCCAGATTACATACTGGAAGGTCACTTACCGCCGACACACCAACTTTGCCATGGAGTCTATTGAGCAGACTTTCAATGGTCAGAGTGATTTCGGTCGCCGAGTGACATGCACGATTTCCCGTAACGGAGACCTTGCTTACCGCTCGTATCTCCAGGTGACTCTTCCTGAGATTAACCAGAACATGGCCACCTCCGGTAACGCGGTCTATGCCCGATGGCTTGATTTCCCTGGTCACCAGCTTATCGACACGGTTGAGGTTGAGATTGGTGGTCAGCGTATCGACAAGCAATATGGTGACTGGATGCAACTTTGGGTCCAGCTCACCATGGACAACAACCAGGAGCGCGGCTACCACAAGATGGTTGGCCAAACCACCCAGCTCACCTTCTTGACTGACCCTAACTTCGCCCCTGTGGATGGACCTTGTGATGCTGTCGCCCCTCACCAGGTGTGCGCTCCTCGCAATGCTCTTCCTGAGACCACTCTCTACATTCCTCTCCAATTCTGGTTCTGTAATAACCCAGGCCTTGCCCTTCCTCTCATTGCTCTCCAATACCACGAGGTGAAGATTAACATCGACCTTCGTTCGGTGGAGGAGTGCCTCTGGGCGGTGAACACCATCAACGCTACCAGCGGTTCCGACCAGAAGGCATCGAACGCCTACTCGCAGTCGCTCGTGTCGGCTTCGCTCTACGTGGACTACATCTACCTTGACACGGATGAGCGCCGCCGCATGGCCCAGAACCCCCACGAGTACCTCATTGAGCAGCTCCAGTTCACTGGTGCGGAGTCGGTCGGTTCGTCTTCCAACAAGATTCGCCTCAACTTCAACCACCCATGCAAGGAGCTTGTGTGGGTTGTCCAGCCAGACTGCAACGTCGACTACTGCTCGTCTTTCCTCCCTGGCTCGACCCTCTACCAGGCCCTCGGTGCCCAGCCTTTCAACTACACCGATGCGATTGATGCCCTCCCCAACACCATCAAGGCGTTCGGCAGCGATGCGGCAACCACCGGAACCCCTGGTTTCATCAATGCTTCTGGCTTGTTCGAGTCCGCCGGTGCGGTTGGCCTCCAGACTACCAACGCGGGTGGCATTGCCACTGGAGCAACGGGCGCGGGCGGCCTCTCAGTCAGCCTTGGCAAGGACTTCGTGTGGGGAAACACCAACGGTAACAACGAGTTCCAGTCTACCGTCTCGGACGCAGGCACCTTCGTGCTTGCTGAGACCTCCCTCAACATGCACTGCTGGGGTGAGAACCCAGTCGTCACTGCCAAGCTCCAGCTTAACGGCCAGGACCGCTTCTCGGAGCGCGAGGGAACCTACTTCGACCAGGTCCAGCCTTGGCAGCACCACACCCGCTCTCCTGATACCGGTATCAACGTTTACTCGTTTGCCCTTCAGCCTGAGCAGCACCAGCCATCGGGCACCTGCAACTTCTCCCGTATCGATAACGCGACTCTCCAGCTCGTTCTCTCGAATGCGACGGTTGCGGGAACCTCGACAGCCAAGGTGCGCGTGTATGCTCGCAACTACAATGTATTGCGAGTAATGTCAGGAATGGGTGGTTTGGCGTATAGTAATTGAAGGTATGGGCGGGTTGGAAATCTTTTAAAGTTTTTGAAATTATTATTCATAAGTTTTTTAAATAAGTTTCTATAAACGTTTATCATAACATAAAAAATATTATTTATGTTAT